TCATGATAGGGAACTTGCAAGTCCGATATTACGACAATTTTTTTCAAGGTTAGTCCTCATCATCCTCATCAAAATACTCCGGCTGGTCAGGCAACCAATTCGGTTGGGGCAGTATTGTTGCAGGGTAGGTTTGTGGAGCAGTGATTAAATATAGAGAATGGTCAACGCTAAACCCGGCTCTGCGTAATGACTTGTAGTATTCATTCAGACCAATTGCATACTGATCTAATGCTGAGTAATCAGTTACGTCAATAACTTTCCTACGAGTCATGAATAAATTATCGCTCTAGGAGTATGTTGTAAATCTCATCGACACGCGAATTGAGTCGCTTAATTTCACTCAGTAAATGAGTAATGACGTAACCGGATAGACCACCGATTACTGAAACTGTCGCTATGTATAGCGTGAAGAAATCTTGCTGGTTCATTTCTTAGGAGTTGCGTATCCAAATACGCCCGCTAGAACTGCCCAGAGAATGGCACGATAGTCAACGTCAAAGTTAGAAGCTGCCCAAGCTGATAAGAATGCTCCGACAGTTAAGAAGATAGGGTTCTTGATATTCATTATTCTCCTAGTATGGGTAGTTTGAACTTGCGTTTGTCTTGATCTCCCAGTGGTGTAAAGCTGATATGAATATGAGAAGTATGCGCATAACCCCGGTAAGGCCGCCACTTCCAGAAAAGAATCGGGCTAGCAATTCTTTTGTTGTAAATTACATAAGCCAGTCTTTTGTCGGTTTTGCCCAAGATTCTAAGCTGATTTGCCAAATACTGTGCGTTATTGGCTGGCCCACCAAGGTCACTATCAATATCGATGGCACGAACAACCCCCGATGGTAGAGCAGGGTTATGATCCGACTTAGTTGCTGAATGGCGAGAATCTCCGATCCATCCATCCGAACGCTTATCTCTATCTGGGAAGGCAGAATTTATTTGTCGTCTCAGAGTGTCAGCGGATTTACTCAGCCAAGGTTTCATTTGGCATCTCCGGTTCTGGAACTATCCATCGACAAGTTTCTTCATCAAAACCAATTTGGTTTGCTGGTTCTGGAGCAATAAAAGCATCACGGGTTGCATCATAGGAATAACCAATTCCAGCAAAGTTTTTTCTATAACTTCCAGAATAACTTGTTCTTTTGCATGTTTTTTTCCTAAAATTGCCATACCAAGTCTCAGGGTCTAAACCTTCAATAAGTTTTGTTTCGTCGATTCCTGAAATAACTTCAACTACTATATTTTTTTTATTCAAAAATGCATAGTGTGCCATTATACCCAACTCACATTTCCAGTGCCCGCAGTAATGGTAGTTACTTTGTTTGCACCAACTGTTGAAGTAGATCCTGTTAAACCAGCGCCAATAGTAATTGTTCGTGTTGATGGATAAGATAAAATTACAATACCTGAGCCGCCGTTGCCGCCGTTGCCATTAAAAGCGTTAGGGAACACGTAAGCAGCATTGCCACCACCACCGCCACCACCTGTATTTGTTGTTCCAGCAGTTCCATTATTTGCAGTTGTAGATGAAGCTGCTCCAGCTGCGCCGCCGCCGCCTGTTCCGCCTGTGCCAGCAGTTCCACCATTGAAAGTTCCACCGCCGCCACCACCAGCATAAGTTACGGATGATCCACTAATTGAACTTGCGGTTCCATTACCACCATTGCCGCCGTTTGTGCTATTTGCGTTCGCGCCTACTGATGTTGCGCCACCACCACCGCCAGCAGGATAATTAGGAGCGCCTTCTGAATTTCCACCGTTGTTGCCCTGTGATGGAGAAGTTGAAGGTGTATTTCCTGTTCCGCCTGTGCCATAACTTGTTCCACTTATACCATCAGTTACCGCACCGCCACCTGAACCGCCGTTGCCGCCGTTTCTAGCAGTGCTATTGTTTGGTAAGCCAGCACCATATCCGCCGCCTGTTGAAGTGATGGAACTAAAAATTGAATCTGTGCCTGATGTTCCATTTTCAGAACCGGAAACTCCACCAGTTCCACCCGCGCCAATAGTTACTGTGTAATTAGTTGCAAAAGCACAATCTAAAGTAGAAGTTCTAAAACCACCAGCTGCACCGCCGCCGCCTCTTTGATAACCACCAGCGCCGCCACCGGCTACAACTAAAAAATTAACAGGAATTGCTCTTGTATAATTTTGACTAGCCATTATTCCTAAAATTGGATTCATTAGGACAGGTCGCCCACAATCGTAAACGTGTTTGAACCAGTGCAGATAATGCTGGCGGCTGAGTAACGGGCACGAAGAATTGGAGCAGATGCAGAAGCACCTGTTGAAGTAATGGTTACTCCTGCGCCTTGAGCAAATGAAGTTAAACCAACACCGATTGATTGCACGTTAATGATGTTACCTGTTGTAAATACTGATGGTGGAATTGTTACTGTAACTGCAGAAGCGTTTGAAGTTGTAACTAACTTTCCTAAGTCCGCAGCTACTAGGGTGTAGGTGGTTCCGGTCTGGGCATTAAATGCAAGAGTAGTATCGTCTTGCTCAGTCCATACAAAATCAAGATCAGTGCCAGAGTTTTTAGCCAATACTTGGCCAGTAGTTCCACCTTTAAGATCAACAAAAGAAGTATCAACCCCGCCTAGGGCAGTGCGAATAGCCGCTGCGCCATCTTTGACCAGGTCAGTATCATCTGGGGTTTCCCAGCCGAAGTTAGTTGTAGTTGCCATTAGTTCTCCTTAAGCCACAATTGTAGCATTTAGCCAGTCTAGGGTTGGGTTAATTGTGTTCCATGTTTCGACCGCTGGAACGGAAGTCCATCGGAATGCTTGAAGGCTATAAGCCAGTGGTGAAATAGTTAAAGTTAATTCAAGAGTGTTGTATCCGGCCCGAAATGTCCAGCCTTCAACAAACCCTTGAAATTCGCCGTCTGATACGTTTGGTGGTAAATCAGTTATGTTTAATGGCAAGCCCATAAACACGTTGATAAGAGCATCGCGGTCAGAATCAGACAATTCTGGGCTAGCAAGTTGATAAGTAATAGAATCGAATACTGCTTGGGGATAGGCTCTTAACGCTAAATAAAATTCGGCTTGCGCTTCTGCATCGGCAGCTTGGTCGAGAGTCGTGCTGATTACCTGCCCAAGTTCCCCATACAAACCAATAGAAGATACGTCGGAATCTGTATAACTTGAATTCTGATCCTTCTTATATTTAATCGTGACCTTATTACGGATGTCGCCAGAACGGGTAACTGTCCGGAAACCTGCTCCTAGGGCATCATTGGCTGATAAATCTACATAACCGTTATCAGCAAAATACTCTGTGCGATGAGTGCTATCGGCATAACTGATTCGACCTTGTGGATCTTCATATAAATAACCAAGTCCTGAGTTTGCAATAAGTGATGCGATTGAATAATAGTCAGATGATTCAGAATCTCTGGCATCTAGTTCATAATCGCCAGGTCGGTCAATTTCACCGAGTCCGGTATTTAGAACCTCAGTCCAGTCTTCGGTTGGATCAAACGTAGCCCAAGTTGTAGCTGCTGGAACTGAATTCCATTGACCAAATAAGAGAGTTGATAGCAACGCATACATTTGGTCGCCATCTTGGTCTTTTGGCAAAACGCCAGTAGTAATGCTTTTAGGCAATTTGGAAAGAGCGCCTAGAGCAGTAATCTCGATACGCTGGTTGTAGCCTTCTGATCCAATTGAATTAATGGTTACGGCTAAATCTGTGATAGTTCCACCAAATATAGGCACAAAGGTATTGGTTGAATCTTTGACTTCAATAGTAACGCCGTCGTTAATTTCCATTGGAATAGCAGCTTGGTCAAAGTTAAGAATAGCCAATTGGCAATACCCAGCTACGGGTTGCGAATAGATATCAGTTCTTCCAGCACTAATAGTTAAATTGGCAAGGGTTAAATTTGTGTAAGTAACTCCATCAACAATAACCCGCCAGACTGGATTCCATTGAGTCATTAAGCAAATGCTCCTGCGCCTAGTGATCCACGAGCTTGTGAGCGGTTTAGGATATCGACAATTGTTCTGGCAGTGCCTTCTGTATCAAGAGCGCCGTTTACTGTGATGTTTATTGTGTTGCCGCCACCCATTGCATTATTAGGAATGATTCTTCCGCTGGTAGAAGAGGTAAATAATTCTGGCCCCTTCTCTCCTACAAGGTAAGTGGTTCCAGCCGATACTGGCCCACCGGCAGCACGACCACCACCAAATACACCGCCAATTGCAGAAGTAACTGGGTTGTTACGCACGAAGTTTACAAATGAAACAATTGCCCGATATGCACGATCTATGATATCTACCAAGGTTGAGAAGAAACCAATAACACCGCTGATAGCAACGCCTAGAACCTTGAATGCAGCTCCTAGAACTTCACCAATAAACGGGGCTAGGTAAGTCCTGCCAAACTCATAAATGGCTTTAATAAATCTTCCAAACTTGTCTAACTCAGTCGAGTTATTGCTGACTGCCTTTGAGACATTGGCAAATGCTTCTCTGATGCCTTCCACAATAGGAGTAAA